TTGTATGGTGATCCGAAGTCGTTACCTGCTGACCAGAGGTACAGCTTGAGGATTGAGTGCAGTTTCTCCGGTACTTGGTCAGTGTCGGTAAGATCCTCGTTGGTTTCAAGGTCGTGCCAGTTCCCACGCTTTAGTTGTGATTGCGAGGTGGTACTCATTTGCTTCCTCCGTTACTTTGCTGCCATTGATTGCAGGACATTACCTGCCGGGTCGGTTAGTGTGATCTCGCCGATAGCCCAGGGACCAGACTTATCGGCGTATGCGTTGTCCATAATTACGCCGATAGCCTCTATGACCGCTCGGTCATCTGACATTGATTCGAGTATTACTTCCTCGATAGTGTTGCCTAACGCTGCTTCGACTTTGTAGCTCATTTGGTTTCTCCGTTCAGTAGAATTACAAGAATAATAATAACCACAAATTGCAGGATCACAATACCCGCGAGCAATTCGATTGTTTCCTTTGCCCTATCTTTCACTGCGTAAATTCGCTGGTATCTTAGATGCCGTTTGAGTTGGGCTTTGGTTCTGGTGGGCAGTTCCCGCTCAAGATGTTTCATTGGTTTCTCCGTCTCCAATAGTTATTTCGCCAATCAGGAACTCGTGTTCGTGGGCGCTATTTGCGATTGCCCAATAGACTCGGTGCTTTGCTACTGACTCGTTCGGGCTGTAGATCTTACCCGTGACCGTAAACTTGCGGTATCCCATTTCGTACTCGTCCTCCCGTCCTAGTGACATAAGTTGCCCTTATCAATCTCGGCTACGATTGCCCACTGGATCTTGGTGCGCTCGTGGACTAGCTCGTCAATATCTGCTCTGTCTGCTTCAAAGTGCTGCAGGGTTTTGATTTGCTGGTTTAGTTCCTTGAGTGTCCCTCTGAGGATGTTGAACTGTGAGGTGATCATCGGTTACGCTACCTCGGTCAGTGCCACTGTGTAACGGCTAGGTCCGTATCCGAGTGCCTTCGCGTGGTCGTGGGCTGCGACTATGTCCTTGCCCGCTTCCTCGATAGTAGTAACTGCCTTGTCTAGTACCACGATATCTGCGTTGTTTCCGTTGATAGTGTTTAGGTGGGTGTAGGTGATCTTGTACATTTGGTCTTTCTCCGTTTCTTTGGGGTAGTTCCCCTTTGATATCTCTAGGCTACTACCTAGCCACAGGTTTGTCTAGTTCGCAGACAATATTTTTTAGATTATTTTTTTGTCTAAATCAGCTAGACAAAGACAAGGCTATATAGTAGCCTGAAACTATCCCTAACGAATGGAGAACAAAATGGGGTACTACCAGAACATCGAAATATCGGAGCAGGTCGAGGAAGCGGACAGGGTTCCGCCACCAATACCAGCTAGCAGACACCTTGGTCACGGGACTCGGAAAGACTTTCGGGAGATCTACAACCGTCACCGTGGAATCGCAAAAGCAAGACAGCTTGAGGACACTATCCACACCATCGGGCTATGCCTAACCGCCTTGATACTCGGGTTTATGTTAGGTGTGGTGCTGGTATGAGTAACCTAACCGGATGGCTAACCGTATTAGTCGGGAGCATTATCGGTGTAGTTCCAACTATGGTCTACCAGGTCTGGAACGGGGCAAGCCTACTTGGGCTACTGGTTGTCAGTGGTGGGGCATACATTCTAATCAGGGAGGAAGCAAATGTTTGATCTACAAATTGACGGACGTATTATCCGCGTCAAACCACAAGGCGCAGTCTGGTCGGAGAAGGATGGCTGGATTGAGTTAGAACGGGCACAGGCAAAAAGTCTGGTCGAGAAGATCCAGGAGCACCGCACCTGGGAAACCGAAACGGAGGAACACGAGGATGGCTAGAGCGAGAAGGACAGACCCCAAGACAAGTCACGATGCAGCTGAGTCTGTGAAAGATGTGACTTTGACACAATCGTTCATTCTAAAGATCCTGGCAAAAAAGCCACGAACTGACGTAGAGCTGGTCGAATTGTTTGGTAACTATAAGACATCGCCTAACGCGAGCGAGTCGGGTATCAGGTCGAGACGTGCGGAGCTAGTCCAGGCAGGATTTGTCAAGGACACTACTATCCGCAAGCAACTGCCCTCTGGTCGGTGGGCAATCGTGTGGGGCATCCCTAATGGGTGAAGTGATACCAATTCGACCAACAAAACCAGAAGGGATCGTCTTGATACAGGCACACCGCTTCCGAGCAAATAAGGCACTAAATTTTGATGCGTGGGTTCGCGCACGAGAGGATGGTGTTACAGCCACAGAGGTAGCAAATGCAGCTACACCGGCAGGGTTCAGTAACCTGGTGGAAGGCTACTCGACACCACCGGAACCATACGATAATCCCTATATGGAATTTGGTCGGAGGACGGAGGCACCGGTTGGCGAGTGGCTCAAAGAACAGTGTGGGATCTTCCCCAACGAGTGGTTGATTAGCCACGATAACCCAATCTATATGGCAACCCCTGACGGGTTATCCCTTGACCACCAAGTGATATCCGAGATCAAGACTACGGGGAAAGATTGGGATCCTGAGAAGATCCCCATTAGGTACCGTAGGCAGGTGCAGTGGCAACTGTATGTCACAGGTGCTGGGTATTGTGTATTTAGCTGGATGCTCAGGGTCGAGACAAGGACAGGCGAGTTTCAGCCAGGATGGATTGAACCAAAGATGGTGAAGATCCACCGAGACAAATATATGATCGAGGATCTAAAAGATGTAGCCAACCGGCTATGGGAAATCAAGGGCGAAGTCCTTGGGAAGAATGGAGAAAAGTAATGCCACAGTTCAAAATCGAAGAATATGACACAGTGGAAACTAGGTTGGCTAGGTTCCACGATGAGCATCCTGACGGGCGAGTAATTACTTACGAGCTTACCGGACCGGAAGATAGGGCAAAGGGTTACTGGGTTGTTCGGGCACAGATATTCGAGAACCACGAGGACCAACACGCTAACTGTTCTAAAGCTACTGGGATGGCTTTTGAGATTGAGGGCGGGGCGGGTGCTAACAAGACAGCTGCCCTCGAAAATGCGGAGACATCTGCGATTGGTCGCGCTCTTGCGAATATGGGTTACTCGGGGCGTAAGCGACCTACACAGACGGAAATGCGCAAGGTAGATCGTGCTGACAACCCTATCCCTGCCGAGTTTATTGAGTCCGTGGCTACCGCTAAGGATCGGGCAGAACTCGATAAGCTATACGCGACAGCTGTTGAAAATGGTTGGGCGGAAGATGTGGTGAAGATCTTTCAGGCTCGGAACAAAGCAATCGGAGGTAAGTGATGAATCAGGAACAAATTGAGTTGCCTCAAAAAGGCGGGATTGTTCTAATCGTGGAACTTGAGCTTGATATTTATGTTTGGCTTCTGCGGGCTGCCAACGAGGTCGAGGTTCCGGTGGCTAAGTACGCCGAGGGTTTGATTGCTAATTACGTGGAGGTGGCCTAATGGTATGGCAAGCGTACACATGCCCGTTTGGTTGTGGTGCTATACACCAGGAAACTTTAGCGTCGGAAGCTATGGCTTTTTGGTATGGCGTGCACGAGTGTAAGAACGGGGAGGTAACTAATGGCAACTGAGGCGGAGTGGATCACACACGCAACCTCACAGGGAATCAACGCAGATTTGATTGAGGTGGCGGAGAACTATATTGACTCGTTACGTCAAGGCGAGATGACCTGGCGTGACTACTACAACGAAGTCAGGAGCGAAGTCTTTGAACAGCAATCTAACACCCGCTGACGTTGTTCAGACTCTATCCCGTATCGGTAAAGATATTGACGATGCTACCGATGATCTAGCCGAGGCTGACCAGAAATCTATGCTTGCGCGCAGGGATTCTGAGAAGTCTTACGCAAAGTCGTTCCTAACCACCGATGGCGCTATGGAGATTCGTAGATATACTGCTCGGCTTGCTAGCGATAACGAGAGCTTCGCTCTTGCGTGTGCTGAACAAGAACAGCGGGTTATCGTGTCGAAAATTCGTGCGCTTCGTGACCGCCTAGAGATAGGTCGTTCGATTAGCGCAATTATGCGTATGGAGTGGTCAAACCAGTAGACTTGTTGTATGAGCGGTGCGACTTCAAGGCGCAAGGGTAATCGTGCTGAGGTTGAGGTTGTCAATCTTCTGCGTAGCCACGGTTATGACGTAGAGACTTCGCGGTCTGCGCGTGGCGGGTATCAGTCGGGGGCTGACATCCTCGGTGACTTTCCTATGGTTATTGAGGTGAAGAACCAAGCCAAGCTAGATCTTGCTGGCTGGTGGGCGCAGGCGAGCTACCAGGCTAACGGTAAATTGCCTGTGGTGATCCACAAACGTGTCGGAAAATCCGACCCTGCCGAGTGGTGGGTTACGATGGATGTTCAGACTTTGTTACGCTTGCTAGGTGAATCAGAAACAGTTTCAGAAATACCTTGACAGGGACGATGGCTGTGTCCATTGTGGGCAACGAGAATCGGTGTCACCGCATCACAGACTGAACCGAGGTATGGGTGGGTCGAAGGCGCGTGATGTGCCTAGCAATATCATTGTGATTTGTTCAGAGCTGAACTCGCGTATGGAGTCAGATTCGGCTACAGCGCAAGAAGCAAAGGCTGTGGGTTGGAAACTATCCTCTGGGGCGGATCCTGCCTCTGTGGCGGTACAGCACTACTCAGGGTCGTGGCGCTTGCTCGATGACAAGTTTAGTTTTGAAGATGTCACTGGTATGGGTTAGGAAAATTATCGCTTGTGAGATATAACTAGAGAAAGAAACGAACGGAGAAAAAATGACAGTAAACAAGGGACTATTCTCAAGCGCTACTGATGACTGGGGCACACCGCAGGATCTATTTGACAGACTCGATAACGAGTTTGGCTTTCAGTTAGATGTTTGCGCTAGTGACGAAAATCATAAATGTTCTAAATACTTCACCCCAGCCGATAACGGGCTCGCGCAAGATTGGAGTGGCATTTGCTGGATGAACCCGCCATATGGCAGAACAATCAAAGAGTGGATGCGCAAAGCATATTGGGCAAGTATTAGTGGTGCAACAGTAGTGTGTCTTGTGCCCGCCCGTACCGATACAGCCTGGTGGCACGATTACGCAATGTTCGGCGAGGTACGGTTTCTACGCGGACGCGTCAAGTTCACAACAAGCGGGGGGGTACAGGGCTCAGCACCGTTCCCCTCAGCTTTAGTTATATTTAGACCATAAGAATGGAGATCAGTTGCTAATTAGGGGACACCACGAGCTTGACGGGCAGTTCACACAGGTACCTAATGCTTGGTTGAGAGATCCCAGCATTTCATTAGGTGCCAAAGGACTCATCGCACAGCTAATGTCACACACGCCTGGCTGGGTTATCACAATACAAAACCTCGCCAAGCAAAATAACTGTGGCAAGGACAGGATTCGAACATATATTCGAGAACTACAGGGCGCAGGTTACCTGTTTCGGAGCGAACAACAGCGCCACAATGACAAGGGATACCTGGTCGGATATGACTACATTACTCAGGATCCACCTTTGGCGGGTTATCCTACGAAGGTTCAACCTACTAAGGTTCAGCCTACTAAGGAAAAACCCACACTTAAGAACACTATTGAGAAGAACACTATTGAGAAGAATACATATGACTCTATAGACTTTGACAAGTTCTGGGAGATCTACCCAAGCAGGTTAGGCAAAGGCGAAGCACGAGTGGCATTTGTCAAGGCTGTAACCAAGACAGGGTTAGACTCAGTTATGAGCGGAGTGCAAAGGTTGGCATTAGATCCTAATCTGCCACCGAAGCAATATATACCTCGTCCTGCTACCTGGCTAAACCAGGAGCGGTGGGACGATGATCCCTACCCACCGAGGGCGGGGAAGAAACAGGAAACCAAGCGTCTGATTGACGAGTGGGCAAGAACGGAGAAAACAAAATGAGTGACGATGTAATTGTAGAAGCACTAATTGATATGCGCGAGGCGCTATTCCTAATGGTGAACAATCACAATATCTGTTTCGAGAATGACTCGGACAACTGTGTGTACCCTCGGCTGGAGGAAGCAGCTGAACTTATTGACGAGGTGATCCTGTACCGTAGCCCTGACGAGGCTAGGCGGGATTGGGACTTAGAAGGAAAGATGCACAGGGAGCAGGACTTGGCTACTAATGACACTAACTGAGGTGAAGGAACTACTGTCAAAGATTGCTGCAGTAGACAACAGGGACTTATCAGAGCTAACCGCTAAGGCTTGGTATGAGGTAGTTGGTTCGATTAGTTACGATGTTGCAGAGCGGGCACTTATCCTTGCTCGGCAAGACCCACGAATCAACTGGCTTGAGCCAAAACATATTCTTGGCAAGTCACGAGACGCAATCTTGGATCTTAACAAGGAACGGGCAAGCCGGGTTATCTCTGACGGGGATCGGTGGACCCCATCCCAGCCACCAAGTAATTACGCGGAAATGGTCAAGTTCTACCGAGAGCTGTATAAGATCGCACCGTGGCGCGGGGACACCGATATTGCTATACAAAGATCCGCTGACAAGGTTGGTTGGATTGTGCCGGTGGCAAAATGGGAGTGAACTGGGCTGGGCAGCTTGGGTAATGAAAATCCGCAGGGATTCTACGAAGAAGTGATGGAGCCTGTGATTGTGGTTGGTGGGGCGCGGGTCGTGTTTGGGGATTGTCGTGATGTTTTGAAGACTCTTGCGGATTGCTCGGTGGATAGTGTGGTGACGGATCCGCCGTATGAGCTGGGGTTCATGGGGAAGAAGTGGGATTCTACGGGGATTGCTTACGATGTGACGGTGTGGGAGGAGTGTTTGCGGGTGTTGAAACCTGGTGGGCATATTCTGGCGTTTGGTGGGTCGCGCACTTTTCACCGGATGGCTGTGGCTATTGAGGATGCAGGGTTTGAGATTCGGGACAGTATCGCTTGGATGTATGGCAGCGGATTTCCAAAATCTTTGGATGTGTCTAAGGCGATTGACAAGGCGGCAGGCACCTTAAAAGTTGTCGGCCAGGGGAAGGCTGGAAAGACAGCGTTAGGCCAATCGTCAGGATATAACCACACAAATAACCCGCATGAGTTTGATATAACTG